CCGGTGATCTGCGAGATCTTGGTCACCGGGAAGTCTAGGTGCACGGCCCAGCGCCCAAGCTGGTTGCCCAGCGTCTTTGGGGCCGTCTTGACCGTGTCGATGATTTGTTGTGAGTAGGCCATGGTGTAGGTGGGGGTACTCGCTGCACTGCGGGAATTCCGTGCCGTCCTCCGAGCGCACGGCTCGACGACCAGCGACTTACAGTCGCAGCATCCGCTTTCCCCCCGAACTCTTTACTCGTCGTCCCAGTCGTCGACCATGGAGGACAGCGCGGCCTTGGCAGCGGGCACAGCGGAGGGCTTCTTCTCCTCCTTGCGCACCACGGGCTCGTCGCCTTCGTCCTCAGCAGCCTCGACCTTGGGAGCCGCCTTGGCCTTCTTGGGCGGCGGAGCGGGAGCTTCGTCCTCCTCGGCAACTTCAGGCTTGGCCGCCTTGGGCTTGGTGCCCGGCAGGGCAGGGGCTGCGACTTCCGGGGCCTTGTCGATCTTGGCGACCGTCATGGTGATGGCCTTGATGGCGTCGTCGGACTTGGCCTGAGTCTGGCAGCTTTCGTACTCGCTGTCGGTCAGGTAGCGCATGGCCTTGAAGAACAGCTTGGGGCTCTCGCTGGAGGTGTCGAACTTCATGCGGGTCACCACGTCGGTGGGGTCCACGTTCTGCGCGGTCAGCCAAGTGGCGTAAGCCTTCAGCGGACGGGCGTCGCCGTTCTCCTTGCCGAAGATAGAAGTGGCAGGCAGCGCCAGTTGAAGCACGTCGCCGTCCACGTCGTTGGCCAGCACCACAGCAAGCCGCTGCTGGTAGCGGCAGGCACGGGAGTTGCCGTTGCCCGAACCCGCGATGTTCTGCGGGCACTCGTCGCAGGAAGAAGCCTGCTTGTTCTCGCTGTCAGCAGAAGGGGTCTTGCCGTCGGCAGACCAGCAGTCAGGCGCTTGGCCCTGCGCGTCCTTGTCGAACTTCTTCATGTAGAAGACGCGGTTCACGGTGGGCGCGGCGTTGACGATCACCACGTCCAGATGGCGGTCCTCGATGGCGGCCACTTCCTTGCCGCCGGAGATCAGGCGGAACACGCCGCCCTTGATGGAGATGCGCTTGCCTGCGCTGCCGCCACCGGCAGCCAGAGACTTGGCCACGTCGGACAGACCGCCACGGCGCTTGACGAAATCCGGAACTTGACCGGGGTTGAAAACTGCAATGTTGCTCATGGAGCTTCTCCTTACTTGGTGGGTTTACGAACAGAGATCTGGTACTCGCTGAACGAGTTCATGCCGGGAGGCAGCGTGCCGGGGTTCTCTTCCAAGAACGTAGCCATGTTGGTCTGCGCAATGCGCTTATCCAACAGGTCGAGGGCGTCGTGCTCCTTGATGAACTCCTTGAAGGAGTCCCAGTCCTGCGTTTGGTATCGGGTCTTGGTCGAGAGCACCACGGTGCCGTTGTCGGTGCGCACGGAGTTGACGCCCATCACGAGCATCTGATCCTTGAGCGCAGTCTTCACAACATCCTGCTGGCGCTTGATCGCCTCCACCTTCTCGTCGTACTCAGCGGTCAGGCGCTGGATCTCAGCAGCCATCTTGCGGTAGACCTTGGCCAGCTTGTCCATGGGGACAGTGGCCATCTCTTGTGTTTCTTGGGAGGCTGGTGCCTCCTCATCGTCGAGTTCGTCCATTGCTTTCTCCGTTTGTTGTTTGTCTAGGGTTTGACATCCTACATGAAAACTTCGCGTGCGCAACTCCTTTCCTTAAAGATTTTTCACCTCGCTGTCGAACATGCCGACCAGCAGCGCGTGGTCGCTGACTTTGGTATTCATAGCCTTGAAGAGTTTCTTCTCAATGGGGCTTGACTCAATGTGCACCACCGTGACCTTGTCGGAGTCTTGACCCTTGCGGTCGGCTCGTGCTATGCACTGCGTGTACATCTCTACAGACATCAGCGGGCCATAGAAGACCACCGTGTCAGCCGCCGTTAAGGTAATGCCGTGCGCCGTGGCTTGGGGCTGCATCACCAGCACTCGGATCGTGTCCGTGTTCTGGAAGTCATGGATGATCTTGCCGCGCTTCGTTGCGGAGACATCGCCGTGGATGGTGTCCACGCCCACACCCTTCTTCTGCAGGTGCGTGACGATGGTGTCGATGCTGGAGCGGAACAGCGCGAAGATGATGACCTTGCGGTCGGTCTCTTCCAACACCTCGTCCAGCACATGCAGGCGCGGGGCGGCGTCGAACTCCACCACCTCCTTGTCGTCCGTGTACGCAGCGCCGCAGGAGATCTGCAGCAACTTGTTGACGGCAACCCCGGCATTGACCGCACTGATCGTCTCCCCCGCAGCGCGCACCAACATCTGCTCCTTGAGCATCTTGTAGTACTTGGTCTGCTGGGCCGTCATGGGCACCTCACGCGTCACCGTGACAACCGGCGGCAGGTCAAGACACTGGGCCTTGGTGAAGCGGATCGCCGGCTGCAGCGCATTGAACACGGTTGAGGTGGCGTCGGCTTTGGGGGCCCACTTGAACATGGTGATCTTGTTCATCACCTTGTCGCGCCACGCCGTGAAGAACTTGGGCACGCCGCCCGGGTTCACCAGCTTGGCCAAACCGTACGCATCGACAGGCGACTGCGACGCCGGGGTGCCGGTCATCATCCACAGGTACGTCTCAGGCTTGATGATCGAGGCCAGCGCTTTCCACCTGCGCGTGCTGGGGTTCTTGTACGCGTTGGCTTCGTCCACGATGATGAGGTCGAACCGGCCGTCATTGTTGATCTCTTGCGCGATCAGGTTCAGGCCGTCGTAGTTCGTGATGACGATCTCGTAGTCCTTCTGGATCATCTCGATGCGCCGCGCTGCCTGCGCATGGTGGGCCACCACAGCGGAGCGGTGGATCACGCTGGAGTTGATGTCGCCCATCCACGCCGACTGCATGATCGACAGCGGGCACAGGATCAGCACACGCCGCACATCGCCGCGCTTCATCAGGTAGTCCGCCGCCCACAGCGCCGAGAGCGTCTTGCCCGTGCCGGGGTCGTTGAAGCAGAAGGCTCTGCGGTAAAGCGTGAGGAAACTTGCTGTTTCGATCTGGTGCTGCATGGGCTTGAACCTGCCCGGCCAGTCGTATCGCTTAGTGATGGGGGAAGGCGCGTTCTTCACTCCGAGGTTGCGCAGCACGCGTGCTTCGTCGAGGCCCCAGTACACCGCCACCTCGTAGGTGCCCTCTCGCTCGGAGAGGATCTTGTGCTTGGGGATGACGCTGTACTTGTGCGGGTTGCGCGTTCGCAGCACCAGCGCCTTGTTGTCAACGATCTGCAAGGAGCTTCTCCACGTTTTCTTTTAGTCGGGCCCAGCCGTCAACTCGCTCGAACAAGTCGTTCTGCCCGAGGCGTGTCTCTGCAGCCCAGTAAAAATCACTCCGCTCTCTGTCGGAGCGAATGTCCACCCACTGATCGCCGTACTTGACCTGCCACATGGCCACAAGCTGCGACAGCGGGATCTGATACGCCTCGCTTTTGTTGGGGTCAAAGCGCGCTTTCGGTGTCTGCAACCCGTAGCTGCCGCCCAGCGTAGCGCCGATGCCGGTTAGCGCGTTTTGATTTGCTATCCCCATTGCCTGCGCTTGGTTGTACAGCTTGGCGCGTATCTTCGCTTCTTCCATTTCCATCTGCGCATTCATTTGCTGCGCGGCAGCCATCTGCTTCTGGTCTGCGCCATCAAAGATTCCCATTGCTTGCTCTCCTATTCTGGTTTTCTGCATACGTACCTCGCTCTGTCTGTCAGGTAGTGCGTCTCAAGCTCTCCGAGCGAGCGCAGGCGCTTGTACACACGCCCGTAGAACGGGTCTTCCATCACTACGTCTAGGTCAATCCAGTCAGTCTTGTACCGCGCAAGCCACGCGTTGACCAACGTCTCGACCGGCGTGTTGAACACGTCGCTGTTGAGGTCTCGCTCGGTGACCTTGTCCACATCCGTGATGACGCCTTTCGGCGCTTGAAGGAGTCCACTGTTACCGAACGGCCCGGCGCTAAGGGTGTACTTGTTCGCGGTGCTGGACGCCAGCGTGTTACTTGATTGAGTGGTCTGCATTGCGCTTGTACGTCCGGTTGGCGCTGGCGGATTTCACCTTGAGGTTGGAGCGCGTCGTCGCCCCGCCCTTGGACAGCGGCTTCTTGTGGTCAACGTCTTTGCCGTCACCCTTGTGGACGAGGCCCTCACGCTCCAGCATGGCACGGGCTTTGTTGCGCGCAGCGCGGCGCTTCTTGACTTCCGGCTTCTGGTCGTAGGCCGGGTAGGTGTCGCGGTCAGCGGGGTTCTTGTAGGGCATGGCAGTCCTTAATGTTTCGGGTTGAATTCGCAGCCGGTGACTTGGCACCATTTGCACAAAGGGGTCTGGGTCGGGTTCCACACGCCGGTCTCGTAGCACTGCTCGATGCGGGCGGTGCGCTCACGGTACTTCCACCACATCTGGTCTTTGGCCTCGCGCATCATCTGCATCTTCACCATCGAGTTCTTGACGATGAACATCAGCGCCGAGTTGACTTTGCGGATGTGGGGGAAGTGCTCGAACACCATGATGGACATGAGCACAAGCTGGTCGCGGTCGGGGTACTTGTCGTTGCCGGTCTTGTAGTCCACCACCCACGCCGTGAGGTTGTCGTCGTCGAGGATCAAGAGGTCGGCGATGCCGCGCACCCACACGTCCTTGGCGAACCACTCCACAGGCTTGAGGTCCGGGTTGAGCGCCATCTGGTACTCAGCGAGCTTGCGCCCGGGCTTGCGGATCAGCGCGTCAGCGATGTCCTTGAACTGCGAGAACTCAGGGGGCAGCTCCTTGCCGTCGCGGACATAGAACTCCAGCGCTTCGTGCACCTTGTTGCCGTAGATCGTGGCCTCGGTCTCTTGGAACGGGTAGTTCTTGAGCACCTTCACCTCGTGGTAGCGGCGCTGGCAGCCCTCGAAGTCTTTAAGGGAGGAGTGGGACCAAGCTGGTTTTTTCATTGGTGTTCTTTGAAGCGAAGGAATTCGTTGAACAGGGAGGTCACCTGAGACTGATGCGGGATGTACGTCACGACAAGTGCCGCTCCGTCCGGCGCAATTAGGTAATGCGAGTAGTCTGCGACGACTCCAACATCCCACCCCGCCATGCGGATCAGCGTCAGCATCTCGTCGTCGCCGAGTTCACAGCTTGGCGTTGTGGATGGCGTCATTAAGTCGGATGGCGAAGGCATCGACGAACTCCTCGTTGGCTTCGAGCTTGTGGCCCATGTCTTTCAGGATGGCGTGAGTCACCTCGTGCCAGAAACTGTACGCCTGCTGGCGCTCGGTGCGCAGCTTGCCGGTCTTGGGGTGGCACGTAGCGACGAGGATGGTCTTGTCGTTGTAGTCGATGTAGCCGAGGTGGCCGCCGAGGTGCGGCACCGGGACTATGTGGTAGTTTTTGCTGCCGACGCGGATGTAGTAGGGAAGCTGCACTGGTATCTCCTTAGCTCTTTGCGAGCCCGTATCGACGGTGTGCGCCACCGTCAGCGGCCAGAGGGATCCCCGGCATGTACTTCGGAACCAATGTCATCTGCGCCAAGACCCAAGTCTTAGCGTCAGCGACCTCCTCATCAGGCACAACAGAGATCAACTCGTCATGCACGGTGCCTGCTATGGGGTACTTCTTGTTCACCCGCAGCATCCCGTCCGTCATCACGATACGCGCCGTGCCCTGCACTACGTTGTTCGTGATCTTTCCCGGGTACAGCTTCGTCGGTTTCTCACCAGCACGACCATAGACCCAGTTTAGTTCCTTCGTCTTAGCGTCCTTCTCCTGACGCAAGTTGGGGTAGTGGATCGACATGCCGTTGGGCAATACGATCTCCTCCTTTTTGAAGGTAAGGCATTTATACACGACCTCCTCGCTCCCTGCAAGGCTCTTAACCAGTAGGGCCCCCATCGTTTCCCAGAAGGCCACCACAGGCCACGCCGTGGAGCGGTAGATGTCAATGATCTTCTTGGCCGCCACGCAGTGCGTGAGCAGCTCCTCGTCGGTGCAGGTGTGCGGGATGGCCTCCAGCTTCTCGACGTTGGGCTCGTAGCTCAGGAACTTCTCCACATAAGCGCGGTTTACCCCCAGCTTCTTGGCGAACGCCTTGTCGTAGCGCACCGGCGGAGCCCCAAGGAAGCCCACCAGAAGCTGCGCGGCGAAGCTCGCCCAGCCCAGACCATACCCGCACCCCAGCAACGCGCTCTTGGCCGACTGGCGCAGGTCCGGGTGGCTCTCCTTGGTCATACCGGGGATGCCGAACATCTGCGCGCCGAACTGGGCGTAGGCGTCCTGCCCCGACTTGAAGATGTTCAGCAGTTCCTCGTAGTCGGCCAGCCATGCCAGCACCCGGGGCTCGATCTGGGACAAGTCCCCCACAACAAGTTGATGGTTGACCGGGGCCATGATCGCCTTGCGCAGGAAGCTGCCGCGCTTCAAGTTCTGCATGTTGATGGCCGAGCCCTTGGACGCCGTCCACCGCCCGGACAGGGCCCCATAGTACGAAAGAGGTACGGGCAGTCGGCCGCGCTTGGAGATGTCTAGGAAGCGCTGGGCTCGGGTGCGCTCGGTTGTGGACTTGACCTTCAGCCGCGCCTCGCAAAGATTCGCCACGTCTTCGTTCGAGCCGTTGAGCAGCGCTTGGAAAAGCGCGTCGTTCTTAGCAAGTGCGAGCGTGCGCTTGCCAGTTGTCTTGCTGACCTTCGTAGGCGGCTCGACGCCAAGCGCGCGCAGCGCATCCGCAAAGCGCGGGTTCGACGCCAGAACAGCTTCATCCACGCCGAGCCTCTGTAGCAGTCCTTCACGTTTCTCCCTTTCTTCAACCAGCGCCTTCTCCAGCATCTCAGCGTCAAGCTCAAGCAGCGGGCGGGTGTACATCCGCAGCGTCATGTCGATGAGGCGCAGCTCACTGCTGGGGTAGCCCGGGCGCAGTCGGGCAAAGACTTCTTCGCACAGGTACACGTCGTGCTTGCAGTAGTCGGCAAGCTCAGCCTCGATCTGCGGGCTTATCTCCTCCAGACCGTCCGTGGAGTAGACCGCTTTTCCTTTGGCGGGGAGGCCAAAGTCTTCAGCAAGTTTCGCAAGCGAGTTCCCGACCTCGACCCCTCGAAGAGCACGCGCCATAGACAGGCTGTCGAAAATAAAAGCAGGCTGAACGCCGTAGTGCCAAGCCAGAATTGACACATCGAACTGGGCGTTGTGGGCGAGCACTGCAGTGCGAGACCAGTCAAAACACCGAAAGTAGTAAGCCAGATCATCGCTGCCCACCCAAAGGATCGGCTCGTCTGAGCCGAGTTCGTGGATGCAGGCTCCGAAGGCTTTGAATCTTGGGTCACGGATGTACTCCTCAGTGGTGAGTTTGGACAGGGTGTAGTCCTTGCGGTCCCACCGAGTCTCGAAGTCGATGGTGATGATGCGGTCGTAGGGTTTTGTCACGCGGTACTCGCCTTCAGTTTCTCTGCAAGCACGTGCAGGTACTCTCTTGCTTGGGCTATTGGCACTCCGGCGTGATAAAAAATCAGCGCGGCCTCAACAAGTTTCGGGGTTTGCTGTAGCTCAGCAAACACTGCCCATAGATATTCACGTTTTTCGCTCATGATGTTTTCCTTTCACCTCGTTCAAACTTGTCTCGCTCGTCTAGCGCGAAGTGGACGATGTAGCCGGCCTCTTCTTGAACAGGGCTGCACCAGCAGCCGCTCGGTGTATGCTCGGCCAAGTCTTTTATCGGCACCACATGCAGCACGCCATTGTTGTCGTAGCGATGCTCCCACATTAGTTAAAAAGTCCCGTATCAGGTTGGTCTTGGCGCAGCAGCTTGTCGTGCATGGGCAGCGCTTCGTGGATCATGCCGTACGCCTCGAACTCGTCGGCGTTGATGTGGAACACCGTCTGGCCCATATCGTCCGCCACTATGAGGACGCCGCGCCGCGTGGAGTCGCTGCGGTAAAGCTGGGAGATCTGGGGGATCAGCGCAGTGAGCTTGTCTCGGTTCTCCTGCGACATGTTGGCCACATCGTCTTCGATGGCCCGTGCGTATTTCTTAGCGAGAGTCGGGTGCATGTTTGTCTTTCAAAGTTTGTAGCGTCACGAGCAGCAGGTCGTAGTTGGATTCGTTGATGACGAGCGCGATACCGCCGCTCACGCCAATACGCCTGAGGTGCTCGTCTTGCAAGGCAGTGGTCTTACCCTTGCCTGCCTTGGCTTCGATGGCGAGGAAGAATCCGTTCACGCAGCACAGGAAGTCGGGCACGCCGCTGTTGCCGTAGCCAGTGCCGATAGGCATGGCGTAGTAGACGCCTTGGGCGTCGAGGATCTTGCGGATCTGCTTTTTGACGAGAGCTTCAGGGGTTGCTGCCATGTCAAAGCTCCGCCTGAGCGACCCAGTTGCTGCCCGGTGTCGCCACCGACTGCATAGTTGAAAGCACGCTCTGCTCAAAGTACATGTTGCGTCTTCGATCACGCTCTTCCCAGAACGCGTCGAGGTCTTTGCCTTGCAGGTACTTGAACTCGCCGTCGAGCTCAATCAGCACGCCGACGCTGCGCAGCGCGTCATACCGGCTCAGCTCTTTGTACTGCTCGTGCAGCAACTTACGCGCTCGGTCGTACTCATCCTTGTAAAACCGCGCGGCCTGCTTCGCGTCGGCGTACTGCTCCTTGAGCATCTTCAGTTCGGCCTGCGCCTGCGCAAGATCATTCTTGCGCTTGGTCCGCTCGATGGCGGACTTCTTCCATTCTGCTGTCATTGCTTGCTCCTGAAATTAAGGGTGGGGGTATGTGTAGATTCAGCGCCCCCGCCGCTGTGAGGAGATGTGCGTGTCAGCACTGAACGAGCGCCGGCTCTGACACGCACCCCAAAACATGTTCGCATCTACAAGGCTTGCATGCGTTGGGCCAACCAAGAAGCGCCGGCCTTGGGTGTTCTTAAAGAAGTGCCTCAGGCACCCCTTCATTATTCGGTTTTTGCTGCGCTTTGTGTAGGCGCTGGAGAAGTTTTTCGTCCACCCGGTCGAACGGCCACCACGTCCCGGCGAGGATGCGGGCAGTGATCTGGGACTTCGACGACGCACCAGATGGCGCGGTACTGTCCGCGTGAGAGCCGTTCCCACCTATCGATGTAGGCATCGGGCATGTTCTTAAGCGTGTGGTTGTAGGTGACATGTGTGCCTCCGATGAAGTTAGCTAATTCCCTAGTGCCGAGTCCCTCCGGATACTTCCGTAGCAGTTCGCGGATTTCGGCTGCGCGGTTTGGTCGCATCACCCACCTCTTCGCTTGTTCTTGATTGCTTTCAGGGCCCAGCAGTTGGCGCAGTACCACTTGCCGGGGCCGAGGTCGATGCCCCCTTCGGGAGCGCGGCTCTCGTTGCACTTGGAGCAGTGCTTGAACTGGTGCACCGGCTGCTTGGGGGTCTGGTTCTCAGACAGGTAGATATGTCGGTTGATAAGGCTCATGCCAGAAGTCCTGCAAACACGTTGGTGGTAATCACGGCGCGTCGGTGGCCGCTTTGCACGGCGTTGATGTGGGAGCGTGTGACCTTGTAGCGCTCGGAGAGGATGTCGCTCCCCTCCTCAGACGCCCGGATGGCGGCCACATCAGAGTCCGAGAGCTTACGCTTCCAGCTACTCAAAGACAATCGCCTACGAAAGTCCACACGCTTTTGGAACTGCTGCTCAGCGGACACCATGGTGATGAGACGGGAGCGCGGCACAGCGACCACATGCGCGGGGTTCACACATGCCGGATTCCTGCAGCGATTCGTTGCCACAAGACCGTCGAGCTTCATGCCCGCTTCGAGTGCCAGCGCCCGCATTACGCTGATCGCCATCCCCTTGTAGTTGATGATCGGCGTGGTGCTCTTGGTCTGGGTTGCTCCGCGCCACTCCCAGCACTCGCCGACATCGACAGACTTCTCTCGCACTCGTTCAGTTACGGTTTTCATTTTTCTCCTTTAGTTTGGCTTCGATGGCGCGGATCAGCGGCATCACCGCTGCGGTCTCATGCGACGGGAACCACTGGGGCAGCGCCTTGATTTCTTCCTCGGTCATGGACGCCCACTCGCGGCGCGGCGGGGTGGTGTAGAGGGCAACGCCAATGGGCAAGATCGCGGCGGGGTTGGCGGCGCGAATGACGCAGTGCCCGTCATGCCAGCCTGTCACCCACGCCACCGGCTCCTGCTCCGGCTGCGCCAGCCGCTCGCGCAGGGCGTCTACGGCCTGTTTTTTCTCAAACCAGTACGCACGATTGGCTTCCAGCGCTTCCAGCGCCTGCTTGAGAAGGTCGCGGGTCATAGCGTTCCCCCTGCATGATTGACGGGGCATCTTTTGTTGAGTTTACGTAGGTGCATTCCGGTCCCATTCAGTTTTACGGGATGCGCTTGATACTTCCACATTTCTTGTTGCGTTACATGATGGCTGCGGATTTCCACTTCTCGATCAGTCCTTGGCAGCATCGCCATTAGCGGCTGCCCCGGATCAATGATGTAGACGCTGTGCTTTTCTTGGCGCTTGAACATTAACTGCACATTCACATTGTTGTCCCACTGAAAGTCCACCATGCCGGGTAAGACCATGATTTGATCCGGGCGTTCAAAGCTGTAAGTGGGCTGGAACATAGACCAGACAACACTCTCTTTGGAGAGAATCACCCACGGCGGCATGAGCTTTAGTTCGGAGTATTCCTTTTCTGGCATGAAATTTCCGCGCTGCACCTCTGGATGCACATCGGCCATCGAGCCTGCGTCCGCAAACTGCCAAGCCATGCCCGGCTCACCCACCGGATCCACTATCACGCGCAACTCGGTCCACATCGGCAAAATGTGACAAAGTCGGTAGATGTCCACCATCCCCGTGCAGTGGCGCATGTTGGTCTCACGAGTGAACTTATTTTTCAACGTGTGTGATTCCGGCATGGGCAATGAACGCCACCAATCTGGAAGGAAGTTTGCACTGCGCCGAATCGTGAAGTGTTGGTACGCATTGAAGTTGTCAGTGAGTGCGTCAATCACGATCTTCTTGCGTTTGAACAGGAACATCACAGCGTCCTCCCGTTGCTATCTTTCTTCGGGCAGGGCCACGCAGCCTTGAGCGTATCGACCACGATGGTGTCGGCAGTCTTCGTGCGTCGCTCCGGGAAAAGTCTCAGATGCTGCGCCACCATGTCCTGAATCTGACCAGCGGTAGCAGTCGGCGGCGCACAATGCAGGATCCCCGCACCGGTGTCCGACACGCCCATGATGTAGCCCATCGCGGTGCCTTGTTCAAAGTAGCTGCTGCTGGTGAGGCGCTCATACAGCCGGTTGCCATCCCAGAACTCAGCGTGCGCCAAGGTGGTCGCCACGAGAGCGGCGCAGATCAGTAGCTTCTTCATTACTTCACCCTCCGCACCGGCTCCCAATCGGAGACCTTCTCAACGAACACAGGGGCCGGGCGGCCTTCGCTCGGCGGCACCCAGCCAAACCTACGCCACGTAGCCTGCACATCAGCACCTCGCTGGTAGGTGAACTTGATGTCGGTGACGGGCGTGCTGGGATCAGCGCGGCGGGAGTAGGGGGTGGTGGTCATTGCTTTCTCCATGGTGGTTCTCCTTCAGTTGCCAAAGATCTTCTT